CAAGATCATGACCGCCGGCCAAATGACCATCAATAACCCCAGGCGCCTGGGCGTCATTACCGCGATCAGCTAACGGGCGAAGGGAGGCACCAGTATGAACGGCACCAGCACGCCCGGCAGCTATGGATCGGGCAATGTCTTTTCGTTCACCACGTCGCGCCAGGCCGAGCTCGGCGCGCTCATGTACACCCGCGATGGGCGCGTGTTCCGCTATGTGAAAGCGGGCCTCGTGGATCTCGTGGTCGGCAACGTGATCCAGGCGCCCGCCGACGTGCCCCTGAATCAGCAGATGACGGCCGTCATTGCGTCAGTGGGGGCGCGGACGATCCAGGCGATCAACGGCGCCACGGCGATCACGGCGAATCAGTACGCCGGCGGCTGGGCCGTGATCGACACGGCGCCCGGCCTCGGCTACGCCTATCCGATCAGCAGCAATACGGCAGCGGCCGGCGCGGCCACCGTGACGATCACCCTGCAGTCAGACGCGTTGCTGCAGGTTGCGCTCACGGGCGTGTCGCGCGTCTCGCTCGTGGCCAACCCGTACAGCGGCGTGATCCAGGCGCCGGCTACCACGTTGACCGGCGCGGTTGTCGGCGTGGCCGTCGCCGCGATCCCGGCGAGCAATTACGGCTGGGTCCAGATGAGCGGCCCCGGCGCGGTGCTGATCAGCGGGGCGCCGATCGTCGGCTCGGCGGTCGTCACGCCGGCCGGCGTGGCGGGCGCGGTCGTCGCGGACGGCGCCACGGCGGCGACCAAAGTGATCGGTTCCATGCTCGTGGCCGGCGTCACCGGCAAAGTGCAGGGCGTGTTGCTCGACATTCAGTAAACGCACGGCGGTACATGGGCGCGTATGGCGTCCATGTACCGCGCTCGAGGATCTATGTCTGAAAAAGACCCGCTCCCGCCGCCGACCCTGGTCGCGAAAGACGGCACCCGCACGCCGCCAACGCTGTCACGCGAGGAGCTCTTGTCCATCGTGCGCGAAATGTACGGCGCGCAGCGGCAGCAGCAGGAACAGGCCGAGGCGATCGCGACCAAAGTCGCGGCCGAAGTGGCCGCCCAGGTGGCCGGGCAGACCTTTGATCGGCTCGAGGGCAAAAATCAGTACGGCGAGTGGAACGTCAAAAACTACCACGCCCGTTCGGTGTTCAATCCGAAGGGCGATCACCCGGAACTCGGGGAGCCCCGGCCGGAGATTGACGGGCACGTGTTCTGGGTCGGCACGCTGATGGATTCCCGCGAAATGACGCCGGAGGAAATCGCGCTCACAAACCGCCTGCAGCCGGGCCGCTTTCACGGCGGCGCGTGGCGCGTGGTCGACCTGGCCCCGGGTCAATTCGGCACCCGCGCCTTGCTCGTGCTGTTCCCGTGTAGCGAACCCGATCAGCGCGCGGCCCTGCCGTCGATGGTCGACATGCTTCGCGAGATGACCGCCGCGCCCGTGCCCGCCGTGCATTAACGCGAGGGGGGCCGCGTGACGTTCCTCGAGCTTCAGAATAAGACGCTCCGGGCGTGCGGCCATTCGACCGCCGTTACGTCCGAGCCGCGTACGCGCGTCAAGGACGAGCTCAACGCGTGGCAGCGGCGGATCCTGACGCGCCCGGGATTCTCGCGCCTGCTCCGCGACTCCGAAAACACGTTTACGACGGTCGCCGGCCAGCGCACGTATGGGCTCGGCCTCGCAATGGGGCGCCTCCTCGGCGTCCAGGCCGTCGTGGATCGGACGGTCCTCGCGCTCCGCGATACCGCCTGGCTGCGACGTGCGGGCGTGCTGTCGTCGCTCGGCACCGCCTCGGCCTACGTGCCGCGCGGCTGGTTCCCGGTCCAGCAACAGCCTGGGGGATCGCTCGTGCGGGCGCAGTCGTCTAGCGCGGCCGATACGACACAAGTCGTTGATTGGACGTTTATCACGCCGACGCTCAACCGGATTAGCGGATCCACGACGCTGGCCGGGGTGGCGCCCGTTATCCTCGGCACGCCGACCTCCAACGCGACGGAGATCGTGCGCCTCACGCTCCGCACGCCCGCCGCTGGCACCGTCACGTTTGACGCGAATGGGGGCGCGCTTGAGCTATTGCGCCTCGCGGCTGGCGAGACGTTCAGCCGGTTTTTCCATATCGAATTGTTCCCGACGCCGGGCAGCGCGTTGGAGTACCGGATCGACTACACGCGCGAGATCCTCGACATGGTGCAGGACAGCGATCAACCGCTCCTGCCGCCCGACTATCACCATTTGCTGGCCCTCGGCGCCGAGTACGACGAGTGGCGCAAGCTGTCCGACGATCGGATGGGCCCCGCGAAACAGGATCTTGAGCAGGAGATCCGATCGCTCAACGCGTGGCTGTGGGATCTGCCGGATGACTCGCAACTCGGGCGGATCCCGATCTCGCGCCTGGGCGGCAACTACCCAGCGGATCGGTGGACATGAGTCAGCCCACGCGACCCGTGTCGGAGCTCGTGGATTTTACCGGCGGCCTCAACAGTGCCGAGCCACCGGATCAGCTCAACCCCGGGCAACTGTCCGAGATCCGCAATCTGGAATACAAGCGGACCAAGGGCCTCAAGCGACGGCGCGGCGAGCGGCTCACGCTGGCCACGGCCGGCGTGTTCGGCGTGGGGTTCAACATCGTGAGCTTGTTCCGGCATACGCCGGGGCAGTCGGAAATCACGATGGAATTGTGGGGCGCGAGCGATACCACGCCGCCAACCCTGGCCCGTTCGGCGGCGGGCGCGGCCTGGGCCACGATCGCCCTCGCTGATCCGGTTGCCAGCGCCGCGCTGGCGTGGTTTCTCAAGGGCGTGTCGTTCAACGGCAAGCTGTTTTTGCCGTACGACTCGGCCGTGGATCGGCTGCACGTGTGGGATGGCACGAGCGTGCGCCGCGTCGGGATCTCCGGGCCGGCCGTCGCGCCCACCGTGGCCAATACCGGCGCGGGCGCGTACGCGGCGATCCCCAGGTTTTACAAGGTGCAGTTTTTGGGCGTCGCGGGCCCCGGCACGCTCACGGGCTCGCCGTTGTCGGCCGCCGTGTCGTTTACGCCGAGCGGCGCGGGGACGGCGGCGCGCGTGACGCGGCCCGCCCCGCCGGGCGACGGAGAATCCGCCTGGCGACTGCTCGCGTCGGCAGACGGCGTGAATTACTACCTGATCAGCGGGTTTCAAGTGTTGGCGACGACGTTTGTGGATGACACGACCGCGCCGTCGCTGTATCCAACCCTGTTTCCGGCAGAGGCAGGCTATCCCACGGGCGCGGATTACTACACGCCGCCGATCAGCCCGAAATTTATCCTCGTGGACGGCGCGCAATTGCTCCTCGGTGGCTCGTGGGAGCAAGTCGCCTTTTCCTCGACGGTGTTTTTTACGCCCGCCCTCGGCACGTCGGGTTTCGGGATTGCCGACGACGAGCGCGTGCCGACCAATAACCGGATCGACATTGAGCCGCAGCTCGGCGGCGGCCTGACCGGCATGGGCGGCCCGATCGGCGGCACGCCCGTCGTGTTCAAGATCGATCGGACGTACCTGCTCAATCCGACCGGCGACGTAAATCGGCCCTACACGCGGCAGCTTGTGTCCGATGTCGTCGGCTGTATCAGCTATCAGGGGATCGTGCTGGCCGAGGACGAGCAGGGCTCACCCGCGCTCTATTGGCCGGCGCGGCGCGGCTATTACCGCTACGGCGCGGGCGGCGTCGAGTTTTGCGGCGCCGATATTGAGGATCTGTGGGGCACTCTCAATACCAATGCGACCTATGGCGTGACGGCCTGTTATCACCGCGACGCCGGCCAGATCTGGATCTTCCTGCCGGTCGGCACCGACAACATTCCGACCGTGCGCCTGAAATTCCATATCGCTCGCGCCCGGCGCGGCGTCGATGGCGTACGCGGGGGATGGACCCGCGACGATGGTCCGGGGGCGGCGTGTTCGTCGGCGTGCATGTTTTCAGAAACGCCCGCCGCCGTGATGTCACTCCGGCTCAAGCCGTACCTCGGGCATAACACCGCGCCGGGCACGGCGCCCCGCGTGTTTCAAGCCGACGCCGATGGGATCAATACCGATCAGGACGTAAACGCCGGCCCCGTGCCCTATACGGCGTCGCTCGTGACGCGCGCCGTCGACAAGGGCATCGGCCAGCAATTCGGGATCCAAAACCTCTACGTCCAGGGCGTCGCGGAAACCGCGCCGGTCACGCTCAACGTGTCAATCCGCCGCAATTTTGATCCGGCCGACACGATCCCGGCGGTGCCGGTCGCGCTGGCCACGCAACGCGGTGCGCTGACGGTGACGGGCCTCGAGCTTTCGGAATGCGAGTACGTCCAGATCAAAGTCGCAGACCAGGCGGCCCTTGCACAGCACTGGGCGATTGATCGGATCGGGCTCCGGGTGCGCGACGAAGCGCCCAAGGGATAACCCATGTCAGTCATGACCCCGGCGGATTTTCGCAACCCGACCCGGACGCCGGTCGATATGCGCGGCCGGCCGATTGGTCCCGGCGCGATCCAGCCGGCGGCGCCTGACGTGCAGCGCCAGGCCGTCATCGATCAGCTCGCCCCGCCAACGGCGGGCGCGCCGGGTGCCTTGCCACGCCCGGGCGCGCCAACGACGGGCGGCGCGAGCCCGTTCGCGCGCGGCGGCAAGGTCACACCGTTGCCGACCGGCGGCCGTGGCGAGGCCTACGGCAATCTCGGGGCCGGCGTCGGCGCG